GTAATGCAGATGGCGCAGCAGGCCGCAGTTGTATGACCTTAAAGTGCTGCACCGGCAAATGCTGGAAGTTCTCGGCGTTAAGAACGCGGCAAAGCTGGTACCCACCGATGACGATATGAAGCCGGTGGATCCTGTGACGGAGAACATGAACATCCTCATGGGTAAGCCGGTGAAGGCGTTTCAGTACCAGGACCACGAGGCTCATATTCAAGTGCATATGGCGGCGGTACAAGACCCGAAGATTATGCAAGTTATGGGGCAAAACCCCATGGCGCAGACCATCATGGCTGCGGCTGCAGCGCATATTACAGAACACGTCGCGCATGCATACCGGCGGGAAATCGAGAAGCAGTTGGGTAGCCCGCTGCCGGATATGAAGGATACGCTGCCCCCTGAGCTTGAGGTTCAGGTATCTCAGCTTGCCGCACAGGCTGCTGCACGGCTACTCCAGAAAGACCAAGCGGAAGCTGCAATGCAGCAGGCTCAACAGCAGATGCAAGACCCGCTGGTTCAGATGCAGCAAAAGGAGCTTGCGATCCGCGAGAAAGAAGCCGCTACGAAGGAAAAGAAAGTCGTTATCGACGCAGCGGCTCGTGCTGATGAGTTGCGTCTCAAGGAGAAGGAAGTAATTATTAAAGCCGCCGCCGAAGCCGATCGTGGTCAACGGGAAGAGCTTCTCAACGGGCTGAAGATCGGAGTGGATATTGCAAAAGGTAACGCGCAAATGCGCGTACAGGCGCAAAAGACAAACAAACCTAAAGGCGATTGATGGACGCGATTCAACTGCTTCTCAACAAAAATGCTGAGGAGCGCAGTAATAAAGTCGAGTTTTTGGTGGCGGGTAGCGCCAGGGACTACGCACAGTACCAACACATCTGCGGCGTTATTCGGGGTCTGGACATCGCGGATGCACATTTGCAAGACCTCGCAAAAAGGATGAACGATGACGATGACGGCGCTTGAGCAAAAGTGGGCGGACGAGGATGCGGAGGATGCCCAAAAGGCAAAACAACTCCCCGATCCTTCGGGGTATCACGTTCTATGCGCAGTACCCCAGATCGACAAGAAATACGACAGTGGGTTGATCAAGGCGGATACAACGGTTTATCACGAGGAGATCCTGACGACGGTGCTCTTTGTGGTGAAACTTGGCCCAGACGCCTACCAGGATTCAGCGAAATTCCCATCCGGTCCTTGGTGCAAAGAGGGGGATTTCATCATCGTTCGGTCCAATAGCGGTACTCGGTTGGATATCCACGGTAAGGAATTTCGCATCATTAACGACGATACGGTGGAAGCAGTGGTTCAGGATCCCCGTGGCATTCGTCGCAAATAGGAGAGTAGATTATGAATAAGCCCGAGTTTAAGTTTCCAGACGAGCAACAAGTTGGGCAGGATATTAGCTCTAGCGGGGATACGTCTGAGCTTGAGATTGAGATCGTAGATGACACTCCGGAGGAAGACCGCGGCCGCGAGCCTTTGCCTAAAGAGGTCGTCAAAGAACTAGAAGACGATGACCTTGAAGAGTACTCTGATAAAGTCAGGAAGCGTTTATCGCAAATGAAGAAGGTTTGGCACGACGAGCGCCGTGAAAAAGAAGCTGCCCGTCGTGAGGCAGATGAGGCTTTGCGGCTCGCCCAAACCCGGGATCAAGAGCTTCGTAGGCTAAGGGAATACACGGGTACGCGAGAAAAAACGTACACCGATGATATGACCAAGGCGGTTACAAATGAAGTTGCAACGGCCAAATCAAAGCTTCGGCAGGCGTATGAATCCGGGGATCCGACTGAGATCGCAGATGCTCAGGAAGCCCTAACTGACGCAAAAATTCGCCTTAAAGAGCTTGAATACCGTAAACCCTCTTTACAACATTTTGAATCTAGTGTAGAAATAGATTCACAGTCCAACACCTCGGCTCCAGTAGTTGACCCCAAGGCAGAAGCTTGGCGGCGCAACAATACTTGGTTCGGAGTTGATGAGGAAATGACCTCCCTCGCGCTTGGGCTGCATGCCAAAATGGTCAAGTCGGGTGTGGATCCGCGTAGTGATAATTACTACCGGCAACTCGACAATACTCTGAAAAAACGCTTTCCAGAGTATTTTAACAGCGAGGATTCCGATCCTCCTGCCGAAACGAAGCCTGAAAAGGCCCGCAAGCCCGCTACTGTGGTAGCTCCCGCAACTCGTAGTACCGCGCCGACGAAAATTCGTCTCACGCAGACTCAGTTGGGGTTGGCGAAGAAACTCAATATCACCCCCAAACAGTATGCAGAAGAACTAATTAAACTGGAGACGCAAAATGGCTGAGAACAGGTCGGCAAGAGATCTTGAATCGCGAGAGCTAGCGAAGCGCAAAAATATGTGGGCACCCTCACAACTGTTGCCGTCACCTAAAACCCAGCCGGGTTGGACGTTTCGGTGGATACGGACGAGTATTCTAGGACAGCTTGATCCTACGAATGCGTCTGCAAAGTTTAGGGAAGGTTGGGTTCCGGTGAAAGCTGAAGACCATCCTGAAATCATGCTGATTGCTGACCCTACGAGCAGGTTTCCCGGCTCGATTGAGATCGGTGGATTAGTGTTGTGCAAGGCCCCGACAGAAATGGTGGATGCGCGTAAAGAGTGGTTTAACTCGCAAACACAAGCTCAGGTCGAGGCGGTAGATAATAACTTTATGCGGACCAACGATGCTCGGATGCCTCTTTTCTCGGAGACGCGTTCGGGGATTACGTTTGGTCGGGGCAATAAATAACTTAGGAGTTAAACCATGGCTTACCCCACTGTTAGCGCTCCGTATGGCTTTAAGCCGATCAATAGTATCGGTGGAACGCCATATGCGGGCTCTACGCGCCAAATCCCGGTGGATTCTGGCGCTGTTTACGCTGGTGATCTCGTCGAAATGTTGGCTAGCGGCAAGTGCAAGGTTGTCGCGAGCGGTTCTGCCGCTGCGCAGTGCCTCGGGGCTTGCGTCGGTGTGCAGTACACCAACTCGTCGGGGCAGACCGTTCAAGCACAATACGCTCCGGCGTCTGGTGTAACGGACGTAGTTGCTTACGTCGTGGATGATCCTCGTGCGCTGTATAAGGTGGCGGTCGTGTCTTCGGGGACGACGCTTGCTACGCTGGGACGCGCTGCGGTTGGTCAGAACACTTCGGTGGTTCTGAATGCAGGTAGTGCAACGACCGGGGACTCTGCACAGGCTATTTCGTCTACGACTAATACGACTAACACGCTGCCGGTTCGTATTATCGACGTTGTGCCTGCTACTGCTACGGGTGCGGATGCATATGTGGAATTGGTCGTTAAGATCAATACCCATTCTTATAACAACACGACGGGCGTCTAAGGAGCACTTAAATGGCTATTTCACGCGCACAACTACTGAAAGAACTGCTCCCTGGTCTGAACGCTCTGTTCGGCATGGAGTACGCTCGCTATGGAGAAGAGCACAAGGAGATTTTCGAGACCGAAACCTCCGAGCGTTCGTTCGAAGAAGAAACCAAGCTGTCTGGTTTCTCTGCGGCTCCGGTGAAAAACGAAGGCCAAGCCATTGACTACGACAATGCGCAAGAAGCCTGGACTGCTCGTTACAACCACCAGACCATCGCCCTCGGGTTCTCGGTCACTGAAGAAGCGATTGAGGACAACCTGTACGACTCGCTGTCGTCCCGGTACACGAAGGCACTTGCTCGTGCGATGGCGTACACGAAGCAGGTCAAGGGTGCCTCGGTGCTCAACAATGCGTTCGCTGGTTCCGGCTACGATGGCGGCGACGGCAAGGCACTGTGCGCAACGGATCACCCGCTGGTGTCTGGCGGCACTAACAGCAACACGTTCTCGACCCAAGCTGACCTGAATGAAACGTCGCTGGAAGCAGCGGTGATTCAAATTGCGGGTTGGACGGACGAGCGTGGCCTGTTGATTGCTGCTAAGCCCCGGAAGCTGATTGTTCCCCCCGCCCTGATGTTCGTGGCGACCCGTCTGTTGGAAACTGAACTTCGTGTCGGTACTACCAACAACGACGTCAACGCGCTCAAGTCGATGGGTTCCATTCCGGAAGGTTATCGCGTCAATCACTTCTTGACCGATACCAACGCGTGGTTCCTTTGCACTGACGTGCCCAACGGTCTGAAGCACTTTGTCCGTACCCCGCTGCAAAATTCTATGGACGGAGACTTCGATACCGGTAACGTGCGTTACAAGAGCCGCGAGCGTTACTCGTTTGGCTGGTCTGACCCGTTGGGTATTTTTGGTTCCAGCGGTTCTAACTGATGTAGTTTAAGCAGCGCAAACGCCCCCTTCTGGGGGCGTTTGTTTTATTGCTATTGTTTTTGCTTCATGTTATAAGATCCTTGTACCTGGGGGTTTAATCATATCGACTGCCCCAGCAGACCTAGTAGGGACGATATGAGAAGTGCTACTACACGAAAGGGTTAATCATGGCGTTCTCCACGTTTGAAGGTCCGATTCGCGCGGGCACAGTCCGCGACGGTTCCCTGCGCAATACAGGTCTGGTCGTTCTTTCGCAATCCTACGATACGGGGGTTGTGACGGATGGCGTCGGAAACGTCGACGCACAGATGGGCATTCTCCCGCAGGGTGCTCAAATTGTGGATATCACGGTTGATCAAATTGTAGTTCCGGGGGGCTCATCCACGTCGACTATTTCGGTTGGGACGGCATCCGGCGGAGCCCAACTCATGGCCGCAGTTGTTACGACTGCTGGGGGTCGATTCCGTGGTACCGCTACGGCAGCTACGCAACTTGCGTGGCAGACTTCGACGAGCGCCGATACCTCTGTATATGTCCGCTACGCAGTTGGTACAGCGGCGGGAGTAGGGCGGGCGATTATTACGGTTAGCTACGTCCAACGCACTGCTGACGGCGCGCAAAATCCGGCGTCTGCATAATAGTTGATTCTCGGGGGCTTCGGCCCCTTGTACCTTTTTTGGAGAACAACTATGTCTATGCAAACTGACGTAAAGGCTAAATACCTCGCCGGTGATGGCATTATTTACGCTGGTCGAACCCGCCTAAAAGGGTTGACTGTTGCCGTTGCTACAGCGGGGGCGGCGCTCATTATCTACGATAATGCTTCCGCAGGTTCTGGGGATAAAGTAATCGAAGTAAGTACCGCGATTGCCGGTTCTTTTAGTGTGCTTATCCCCGGTCAAGGTATTCTCGCGCAAAACGGGCTGTATCTTGATATTAATGGCGCGGCAGGCGTTACCGCTTATTACGGGTAACGTGTCATGGCTAAATCTCCAGCATGGCAACGCAAAGAAGGCAAAAGTCCCTCTGGTGGTTTGAATGCCAAGGGGAGAGCTTCTTACAATCGGGCGAATCCAGGGAAGCCTGGATTAAAGGCACCACAACCCAAAGGTGGTCCGCGTCGAGATTCTTTTTGTGCCCGGATGGAAGGGATGAAGAAGAAACTGACGAGCAAGAAGACTGCGAAGGATCCGAATAGCCGGATAAATAAAAGTCTTAGGGCGTGGAACTGCTAGTATGGCAATGACCCCCGACCACACGAAAGCCGTTGTCGACGTCACTTCTGTCTTCGCGGCTTTTGGCGCATTTTTCGAGTATTTACCCACCGTCGCTGCGCTATTCAGTCTTATCTGGACCGGCCTGCGAATTGTAGAAATGCTCACGGGCAAGTCGATTAACGCATTGCTAACAGGTAAACAAAATGGCTGAAGCAAAAAAACCCCAGGTAGCCCCGGAAGATCAAGAGCCCTCTTCTGAGAAGGCGGCGCAAATGCGTCAGCAAGTAGAAGAGTTTCGAAAAAAGCGAGCAGCTGAAAAAGCGCCGACGACTAAGACGGAGATGGGGAAGCTGTTTAAGAAGGGCGGGTTTGTCCGCGCCGCAGACGGCATCGCTCA